GGGATCATTTCAAGGTTAAATTCGGCATCACCGTCTTTGTAGGTGACTACACAGAGACCCTGTTGCCAGTTCTCGGTAATGGTCATCGGGCGACCATCAAGGTCAATTCCACCTTTAGTGGAAGGCACTACCCCGTCAACACGTGCAAGACAGCCCGCAGAGGCCGCTAGAATCGTCTTACGTCCGTCATAATCCTCACGAGTCACTTCCGCCCACTCACGTCGGTGGATGTGTCCATAGAGCACTGAGGTCTTTTCATTAGCCAAATACATATGTGCGGTAGAGCCATTGCTCTTCACACGGGTACCATGGATAACTTTTAACTTCTGATTAATCCAATAGTATCCAGCAGGGTAGCCGGGGACGTACTTGACATTGAAGTCGTCAAAGCGACAGAGGAAGGGCACCGAAAGAACAGGCCAGTTGTCAGGGGTGTCGCCCCTCTTCAAACCAAAAGAAGCCTTTGCGTTATCTAATGTGTAGTTAACGAGGCGCTCTTCATGGTTACCTGCCAGCCAAACAATCTCAGCATCAGGGGCAACTGCTCGAAGACGAGCCATCAAGATAGTTGCATAGTCAATTGCTTTTTGAGTAGTCAGTGCGTATGCAGGACTAAGGCGGTATTTACCAAACTCAGCAAAGTCAAGGTTGTCACCATGCATGACTACTTTGGCTGGCTTTAAGTCTTTGACCATTGCAACACAGATATCAATTGCCGCTTCATCGTGGATGGCTTCTAATTCACCAGCCGCATTACGAAAATAACCAATCTGCATGTCAGGAAGAACTACCGCTGTATTCCACTCTGTTTTCTTTGGTGTTTTAGTTACCGTACTTGTTGGTAACTTAACTGCTGGTCCTTGGTGAACTGGGTCCCACTCAGGACCTTCCGCCCACTTAGGAGAAAACTGGATAGCAGCAAGGTCGTGAATTTGTGCTTCACCCTCTTGGTCTTTAGTTAAAGACTGGTAGAGAGATACACGTTTTACAGAACCTATTTCGTTAACGTCAATGTTCTGACGATCAAGAATGTCTAATAGTTTTCCTAGTGCTTTTGCTTTATTTTCTGGGGCCTTTAGATCATTCAGTAATTCGCTCACAGGGGCAATCTCCATTTATGTGACGTTGAATAGTGCTCATACTTATTGAGTATCCGTTTTTGCGTAATGCGCCGGTGAGCCACGAAACACTGTAAGCCTTAGACCTACCTTGTCCATCGTCTTCCCGAATTAATTCAATTGCTCTATCAATTGCTTCTTTGTGTTCTGCGTCCATCTTTCCGACGATTACAGACAACTTACATTGACCAACTGAATGTTCAGTTCGGGGTGTTGTCAACGCTTCTAACAGAGAAGAGCGTTTCTTTTCTTGTGCCATTTGTACCTCTAACGTAACGACGTAGGCAATTAACTGAGGCATGAACCTCGTTACGTATCGTATCACGAACAAATGCGTGATGTAAAGGAATTACTTCTTCAAATGCCAGTCAATATGTCCGTCAAGACGATCAGAGACTGAGTCAACACCATCTTGGACTTTGTTAAGTCTGCGGATAACTTCCCCATGATCAGAGGAGTTTGTTTTCTTCATTGATTTAAATTCTTTAATTGCAATTCCTGAAAGAGTTCCAAAGACGCCAATAATGGCAACAATGATAGAAGCGGTTGCTGGGTCCACTATTAATCGATAATTCCAAGTTTACGACGATGGTGAATCCATGATATTGCTTGGACTTCAGACGGAACTAAATCCTCTAAACCAGAAATACGGTTTAAATGTTGTGTTGCCGTAAAGTGTGCATTTGCAAAAGTTTGATAACGACCACCAGTAAGGCCACGGTTTTTACTACCCCATCTTTGTCCAATAGCAGCGTCATGTGCGTGTCTATCAATTGTTACAGCAGAAGGATCTCGGGGGTTAACAAGGTTTTTAAAGAAGTGTCCTGTTTTGATATCCATTGGAAGAATGGTACGAGGATCAGCACCTTCACGAATTCTTTGTGCTCTCCCTTTTTCCGCTCCAGTTATATAACCTTTAGTGTCTCCCGTACGCCCAATTTCTGTAGCCATACGAACATTTTCATTCCAACCTGTTCCCGGGCTGACGGCAGCAATGATGCCAGCGCCTTTTTCAAGATTACCTTCACCTATGTCGGTGGCAATTACCTGACCTTTGGGATACCAAAGTTTCCCGTCTTCAAAATCTTTATCTGAGGCAGACAAAACATTTCCAACAATATTTTTAACCATTGATGAAAATTGATTAGGGTGCAAAGTTTTATCTTGGATACCAATAAAATTGGCACCTTTTGGGGGGTGCACTCTTTTTGGTGTGTAATCAATACCACGTTCCATTAAAAGTCGCCACCGTCTTTATTTTCTTTGTTTACTTTGTTGTACGCAGAGGTACCACGTTGGCGTTGGCGTGAAGGATCGCTAGGGCGATTAGGGCGCTTAACACCTTGTGGCTTTTTATCCATGGTGTTGTTCTGTGGCTTAAACAAGTCAAGAGGGTCTTCATACATTTGTCCTGTACCAGCAAGGTGTCGTTCCATGTCATAGCCGCCTTTAGGACCAGCGGGTCGTGGAACGTATGGGTTGCGAAACTCAGTACCAAAGTCAGGGTGACGGTACATTTGTTGGCTTCGGAACTCTTGTCTACGACTACGTAACATCGGAGCAAAACTATAACTTAATGCTGCCCCTGCATACACCGGAGCAACGGGGATACCTGACGAGACAGTGTCTGTCAGTTCCCCGTTACCACTAGGTACTGGAGCGCTGGCTTCGCCTGCGCCTTCCATGGCGGATCAGTCGTAAACGACGGTTGGGTTCGGACGGTTCATGTGACCGCCTGTGTTGTACTCGTACTCGAAGTATGGCATTCCATCTCCGGCAACTGAACCCTGTACAAACTCTGAAAGCACGCTTGGTGCTTCAATCCATGAAGCCGAGCCAACGTGTACACGCTCTTGCATAGTCTGCATTGCAGGCTTGTAAAGCATTGCTGGGTTGGTGTGGTTCATGCGTCCGGGAGCCGGTGCTGTGTCCATGTATGCACCTTGTGCAAAGTCGTTTGGAACGTCGGAGTCTGTTGCGACACCTTCTTCAAAACGGAGTGGACCCTTGTTCATAGGGATGCTTGGAGCAAACCCACGTTCAAACATGGTTGGCGACTTCTCGGGGAACATCGGGGCTGGTGAAATTGGCACTATTTACTCCTCCATAAAGGGGTATTGACTTATTTACAAGGATAGCATTTTTAGAGGCACCGTTTATTTAAAAAAGGGTGAATTGCTTTCTTGGATTTGTGGCATGGTATCTATGACTGTCATGGCACAAGCAATGGCTAAACTGTCTGGGTAGTCATCAAAAGCGCCCTTTTCATTAGGTGCGGCAGCCAATAAATACGGTCCTTTATAGACTTTTTCAAGATCGGACATCTGTTGGTTAAACCGTTTCCATGTTCTATTTCTACGGGCTTTGGAATGCCCCGGAAGAAGTAATTGATCTCTTTGAATTAACTCTGTTAAATGCACCCAGCGCTCATTTTGAGCCTTGGAATCAGAAGAAACGGGGAGGACTTCCATGTCAGGTAATAAGAGCGCCAAACGTTCTGCGACAGCACCACCAACTCCTTGTGAGTCTACCCCCACTCTCAGGATGTCGTAATGGCGTAAGAAATCGATTATGTGGAAATACTGAGATTCCCATTCCTCATTGTTAATTTCAAGCCAGTTAAGAATGCGGTGCTCATAGAAACCAAATGGATCTGGATGGTCCCAGTCAACCCATACAACAGTCACTACGGTGGAGTCATTAGATCTGGCAACGTCAATCCCAGCGACACAAGGAGTGCGCCACCATTCTTTGACCAAAGGCATCTGTGGGTCATACATACGGTTGAGACGGTCATCTGTAACGAACATACCTTTTTCAAGGATGAACTTATTACAGTAAGACATTTGGAACTCATCTGAGTCTTCCCCGATGCGCAATTTTTCTTTAGAAATAAACTTGGCATAGTTAGCGTTATATTTTGATGCAACTCTGTAGTCATACTCAAAATGCGCTTCACGAAACCTTCTGCCACCATTGACAGAGCGCCTCTTATTGTAATGAATCATTCGGTAGAAATAAGATTTCTGTCGGTTAGCCGTACCAGTCAGACAGATAGAACCGTTGTTAAACGCTAACATCGGTTTAATTGATTTGGCGATCATGGTTTCATCGGCTTCTTGAGCCTCGTCAATAAGAACAAAGTGATAGGTCTTAGACTCAATCTTTGCTTTAGGGTTACACGTCTGCATACGGCAAAGTGACCCAGAGTTCTTTAGGGTGATAATTCGCCCACGACCACGGGTACCGCCACCTGTTGCCTTGTCATCGATCTCGGGGTCAAGAAGAAACTCAAGTGCATGGTCGTTTGTAAGTTTTGAAACAATACGTCCAAATACAGTATCTGCCTGTTCTTCAGTAGGAGCAAACGTTCCCACCCAAAATCCTTTAGAAAACTTGTTTAACCATGTTGGGTATATAGGAGCAAGTTTTGGAAGAATAACCATCATGCCAGCAAGGACAGCAGAAAGCACTTCTGACTTACCTGACTGTCGGGTAGCGATAACAGTAAGTTCATCGCCGTCTCCTAAAACTACCGATTCAATAATGCGATAAGCAATAGGAACCTGATAAGGGAAAAACTCAATGTCACAGAATTCCTCAGTAAAAACCATAATTCGTTTTACTAGTTGGTCTACAAATTCCGCTGAGGTTTCGTCCAGTTCCTCGGCGTCCCCAAAATCTTCTGGGATGTCTATTTCTTGTAGATCGTCTTCTGATATCACTGTTGTTTAGTTATACCGATGCTCTGCTTTGGAGTTCATCCCAAAGGTCTTTGACAATATTTAAAACTTTATCTACTTCTTTTGCGCTACCACCATGGTAAGACCAATGGTCGTACGTTGCGCCTAATTCCATTAATGAACTGTTTAGCCAGTTTCTAAGTTGACTATCATCCATTTTTCGTATTCTGTCAGGACGAACAGGGTCTAAAGAGTCATCTTTTTTATTCCAAAGTTTCACCAGTTACCTATTTCGCTTGGTGGAGTATCCATATATCTCCCTTGAATTGCGGAGAGTGTACCTTCTGTTTCATTAAACACTTGCGTATGACATAAGCCTAGTTGAAAACTACGCTTACATATTGCGATGTACACCCCTCGTCCTTTACGCCAAGGTGCGTTAAGTTCGTGCATTGTTCCAGTTCCTACCCCAAAATATCGAGGGTCACTGCGGGTAATCCAGTAAAGAGGACCAACCCCTTGTATAAGGTCTTTAGTGCCTTTAAAGGTAAAGTACACCCCAATTACAATAATGGGACAAATAAGTACATTAAAGAATGTGCCTATAACACCTGCAAGTATTGTAAATAAAGGCCAGTAGTTAAATAGTTTTTTAAAGATCTCTGGTGTGTGCGTCATTTGCTGCGGGGGAATACGAGTAGTTGTTCAAAAAGTTGTTAATAAATTTTCCTTTAGAATTACTGTTTCTAAAGTTTTGGTACAGGTGGTCTGGAACACTATCATAGCGGTATATGTTTCCGTTGTTTTGAAACTTAACATATACGGTCCCGTAACGAATGCCTAAAGCAGCGGCTGCTTGTCCACCAGCGGCACGACTCATTAAACGCCCGTAAGGAACAAATTTATGGGAAGCAACACGGGTACTTTTGTCTGGTCCCTGTCCATACAATTCAGGATCAGTATCTGGGGTAACACGTTCAACAGGATACGGAGCATATTGCTCGTCATCGATGTACTGGTAATTATCAGGGATAGGATCAAGGCGATCACCACGAGGAATGATTACAAAATCAGTATCGTTCCTAGGGGTTGTTTGTTCAGGGATACTAAGAGACCCAGACAATCCGCCCTTCATGGCTTCAATATCTGCAAGCCTTCTACCTAGTCCGCCTTTTTTAGGAGCCATGGACTTACTTTATCACTAAGCAACGCCTTCGGGGAGTTTGTCCCCTAGGCAGTACTGCCAGTGCCATGCTTCAAACTCAGGAGACTTAGGGTCTGAACCTTGAAGGTAGAAACCAAACTTTGGAGCGTTTTCGCACATCCATTTGAGCATCTTAGGATGAGCAGAAAGGCTTTCAATCTTACCCTTGACACTCACACCGAGGTCGATAGCAAGACCCCATCCGTGGTTTGACTTGCCGGGAGTTGAGCAGGGAGCCATGCCGGGCTTGAGATACCAAGTAGCACCTTCGTAGGTGCGGGTTACTTGAGGCTTGCGACCTTTGTCTACTTTAGAATAACGGTCAAGAAACAACTTCAATGCTGGCTCAAGTGGGCGGTAGTCACCAATGTTCTTGAGTGGGACGTTAGCGGCTTTAGCGGCTTCAAACAAAGCGTTGAAGGCTTTAGCGGCTGTTACCCACATTTGACCACCACACTTTACTTTTGCGAGTAAAGCGGCGTCCATTTCACCGTTAGGTACTTTTTTAAGTGAGGGGGGCATGACCAGTTTGATGTAAGGATATTCCATAAGCCCAGTTTATCGTAGTTAGAACCAATATGTCATCGCAGTTAGCACAGTGATGACACTAATCATGCAGGGGTATCGGGTCGCTCTAACGGTGTTTCATTAGGTGTCTGTGGTTTGATTGTTTCTAAGTATTCGGCGTATTCTTCATCAGTCATTTCCCGATTACCATAGGTTCCATCTTCAAGAATTGTTGCTAATTGTGGTTTTGTCATGCTTTGCGTACTCCCATCAAACTCCAGGAACCGTTGAGATTAGAACTGCCAGTGAATCTTATTTTGTCAAATGAGTTTGTGGCAGCGTAGTTGCTGTACGCACCCGTAAGACTGCGAGTGTTGTTCGTGTCGTACGCTTGAATGGTTGTTGCAAATACACCATTCCCGATGCCTCTGATGAAAGAAGTGACCAACGTTGGCGGAGCGTTGACACAGTCGGTTACGTAGAAATTAACTCCAGCGTTTCTAGAGTCTTGGACTCCCGTAGTGCCTAAATAACTAGTAAAAAATGTTGCCCCATAATAAGTGGTGTTTCTTGCGGTAGCACCCGAAAATAGGACACCAGTAATGCCAGTCGCCGAGGCAGAACCGATTGACATTCTTAATTCGTAAAATAAATAGTCCGATGTAAAACCTGTTACGTCAAAACTTACCGCACCTGAAAAAGAACCGCTACTGATATACACAAGCCCGCTGTTGCCGACAGCAGTACCACCCGAAACCTGTTGCCAAGCAGCCCCACCCCAAACATACGACAAATCCGTATCAGTTTCATAGATGACCTGCCCCTCATACGGGGCTGTGGGGCGTGTGCTACTAGTAAACACACCAACCCCAGCCACAGCGTTTATCGCCCACTTGCCGTCAGTGTACGACCATACTTTACCCCCAACCGTAAAGGTGTCTCCGGCGGTTGGTGAGTTTGGGAAATCTATAGCCATATACGCCTATTTTACACCATATGGGGTTGGGGGCCTATGCCCACCAAAAGTGCTTAAGTATTGCTAAGGAAGCAAGCACAATCCAGACTACGTTGAAAAGGATAATGGTAGGAAGGGTTTTCTTAGTGGAAGTCCAAATAAGACTTGCGCTTGAAACAATGGCAAAGATGTAAAGCCACCACCACTGTTTACCAAAGAGAAGACCGGGGAAGATAATTGCAATCTTTGTTGAAAAACCCCATGCTTCTACGGTATTGACACGATTCCAGTACTTCTTGGAACTCATAGTCTTGATGGCGTTAAATATCTTGTTGTCCATTTTTGGTTTCTTAATAAAAGGTTTGTAAGTATCCCCAAGTAGGGAAGATAGATCATCCATTAAAACAGTTCCTCTAGTGTGTCTTCAAATGACTTTTCTGGGTAGTCAACTGACAACTGTAGTACCCATGCTTTAAAGACTTCAGAAACCTCTGGATATGGGTAAGGTATCTTTTTGTAATTGGGGTTACCCTTTAGAAACATTGCAAGATGCATGTCGGGCAAAGCGTCAATCTCATCAATTATTTCTTGGGGTGGGTTCAAAATATCAAATACTAACTTTGAGTATGTAGCCATTGGGTGGTCAGAATTAAAAGGCTCTTCCACAAGAAATGACCATTCACGGATATTCTTGAATAATTGAAATATTGATTTTGCTACCCACATTGTTGAGGGAGTGGGATCAGATTCAATATCAAACAAATTATTTAACTCTAAGTATCTAATATAGAAATGAGGAACTACCGCTATCGGGTGCTCAAATTTTACAACTTGTGTAACATCTATAATTGCGTCAGAAACAATGGTTGGCGCATATAGTGATAGAGAGTGAGACTCGTAAGGGGTGTCATTGGTTAGGAAGACCCCAGTAAA